GGTAGGCAGTATGCTTTCCCTGATGTACAACGAAGACCAAAGGGTAAGGTTAGTCACTTCACTATGATTAAGAACTACCCTGTTCAAGGACTAGCTACAGCAGACATTGTGCCTGTAGTAGTAATGGAACTAGAAGAAAGACTAAGACCTTTGCAGTCTTGTCTTGTTAACACAGTACACGACTCAGCCGTAGTTGATGTACACCCAAACGAGAAGGAGTATGTGCTACAGATTATAAGAAATTTAAATGAAGACTTAGATAATATAATACACGAAGCCTATGGTATAGAGTTGTGTGTACCAATGCTACTAGAAGCAAAAATAGGTAATAATTGGCTTGACACAGTAGACGTAGTATAGTAAAACTATAAGTTCTTATAACTTATGAAAGGTAAGATAATATGAGTACAGAAATAACAGTAGCCACCGAGAATGGTATGTCTATGTCAGAGATGATGGGCGTGTCCGTTGGGGAAGGTGGTAAGAAATCCTCTAGTCTAGCTCGACTAACTCAGATACACTCAGATATTATGGGTACAAAAGAGGTAGACGGTAAGCCTATGAAGATAGTAGTAATACCTTCTGGCTCATACAAGTTAGACTTAGGTGACGGAAAGTTAGGCTACAGTGTTAACCCATCTGTCCGAATATTTGCTATACGTCAGCAATGGACACGTTGGGACAGTGAGTCTAGTCAGATGCAAAAGACTGTTCTGTCTATTGATCTAAAAGGAGATCTTAAAGATAACACAGGGGGCTTCAATATAGGAAGACCTACAGGTTATGTTAAAGATTGGGAAGGGCTACCGCAAGCTACCAAAGAACTAATGCGACAAGTAAAGAAAACTAAAGTAGTCTTTGGCACTGTAAATTTAACTGATGCAGTCGATTCAGAAGGTAATTCTTTGTCTGATGTAGGTAATGACATCCCTTTTGTTCTAGACATAAAGAACAGAGATAGTATCAAAGCAATAGACAATGCAGTAAAAGCAGTGCAAAGATTAAATGCTCTGCCTATACAGTATCATCTATCTTTAACAGCACAGGAACATACATTACCAACAGGTAATACTTATGCGTCTATGGTTATTGATGTAGGAGATAAAGTAGACATCTCTGAATCAGATAACGATATTCTGAAAGGGTTCTTTGATTGGATATCTTGGTCCAATAGTTATGTTGTTGAACAGTGGGCTACCAAAAACGGTGGTGGTGCATCTGAAGGAATGTCTGAGATTGTATCTAAGGCTATGAACAAAGACCTTGACGATTCTGACTTTGTTGAAGTTGAAGGGGTAGGTGTATAATGGAACATCCTGCTGAACTATCTGTCTATTCTTTTTTAGCTAAAGCTATGGCTGGAGAAGCTTCTGTATCCAAAGATATTATGGATCAGGTAGCAACAGATGTATCTAATGCGTTAGACAAGCAGTTCAATGGGAAGCCTAGAGATGAGTTTAAACTTAGGATGTCTAATGTAGGGCGTCCTAAGTGTCAACTCTGGTTCGAGAAGAATGACCCTAAAGATAAGATTCCATTTCCACCTCACTTCCTAATGAATATGTTGTTAGGTGATATAGTGGAGGCTGTCTTTAAGGGTTTACTTCGGGCTTCTGGTGTTCAGTTTGAAGACAACAACAACGTCACCTTAAAGTTAGGTGATGATAAAGAGATACAAGGAGAGTATGACTTAATCTTAGATGGTAAAGTTGATGACATAAAGTCTGCATCCCCTTGGTCATACAACAATAAGTTTGTAAACTTAGAGACACTACAACAAGGAGACAGCTTTGGTTACATATCTCAACTTGTAGGGTACGCTAAAGGAGCAGACAAAGATGTAGGTGGTTGGTGGGTAGTCAATAAAGGAACAGGTCAGTTCAAATATGTGAATGCTTCATCTGTAAATAGTAAAGAAGTACTTGATAACATTGAAGAAACTTATGACTACATAAATAATGATGAGCCTTTTGAGCGTTGCTTTGACGCAATAGAAGAAACATTCTACAAGAAACCTACAGGTAACAAGAAGCTTACAACTGAGTGTGGCTTCTGTTCATACAAACATAAGTGTTGGCCTACTTTACAAACACAACCATCGTTAGTATCACAGGCCAGAGAGAAACCAATGATAGACTATGTACAAATAGGAAAGGAAGTAGCATGACTACAATTACAATAGACAACGTAAAACACGAAGAGGCAGACTTAACTGAGGATCAAAAGAAGTTAGTGCAAGAGGTTCAGATAAACCAGAACGCTATAACTCTACTTGACCATCAACTTAACTGTCTTAAAGCAGCAGGTACAGTAAAGCTATCAGAGCTAAGAAAGATACTGAAGCCTGTTGAAGAAAAGACAGATGCCAAAAGCACGTAGGCATAATGCGTACAGATATCGTAGCGGTCTTGAGAAACAGATCGCTGCGTTCTTACAAGAGGTACAAACCAAAGTAAGGTACGAGCAGCTTAAAGTAGAGTGGGAAGACTTGAGGTATCGTACCTACACACCAGACTTTTTGTTAGACAACGGAATCATAATAGAAAGTAAAGGGATCTTCGACTCTGAAGATAGACACAAGCATAATTGTATAAGACAACAGCATCCAGAGTTAGACATTAGATTTATATTTAGTAATGCTAAAGCAAAGCTTTACAAAGGATCTAAAAGTACGTATACAGATTGGTGTGAGAAGAATAACTTTAAGTATGCTCACAGGGTTATACCTGAAGCATGGTTAAAAGAAACAGGTAAACTAATTAAACATAAACGAATAGTACTAAAGACTGAAAGGAAAGATAAATGAGTGTAGATGTACCTAAATATTTATCAGGAAAGAAAAAAGAAGAGGACATAATAAAAGAACCCTCTCACTATACTCGTTACGCTATAGAGCCAGTAACATTTATAATGCAGAATGGCTTTACCTTTGAGATAGGTAACATAATTAAGTATGCAAGCAGGGCAGGACATAAGTTATATGAAGGTATGGATGCAGTAGAGTCAGAGATCACAGACTTAGAAAAGATTAGACGCTACGCAGAGATGCGTATCAATGTACTAGAAGGTAAAGATGTGCTATGAAATCTTTTAGTATAACATTCAGATTAGAAGTAGACGAAGAAGCAAACATACTATCTATGTATGAGGGTGGTCACGAACAAGATGTAAGAGAACTCGTAGAGGATGTATTCTACGACATAGATGATGTACATATAAACAGTATAAAGATACAAGAAAGGTAATAATATGGTAACACACGAGGAGCTACAAAAGATGGGGTACTTTGATACTAAGTTAGATGTAAACGATACATTAGATCAGTTCACTGCGTACAGTGAGTGGGTAGAGAACATGATTATTACACCACCAGAAAAAAGACTCTTTGAAAATCTATTTGGTTTGATGAGTGAAGCAGGTGAAGTTGCAGGTAAGATGCAGAAGACTATACGTGATGCTAAGTCTGTGTCAAAAGCTGACATGGTTAAAGAGTTAGGTGACGTAGTGTTCTACGCTACAGCTATAGCTAATGCCTATAAGAGTTCACTCAAAGAAGTTATAGAAGTAAACATGGACAAGCTAAACAATCGTAAGAGACAAGGTAAAATTAAAGGAAGCGGAGACAACAGATAATGCAATACAGATCTAACTTAAACCCTATGCTGAGATCTAAATTCTCAGAAGACATATTCAATCACAAGTACAGACATGATGGAGCAGAAACGTGGGCTGCATTAGCTCACACTCTTGTAGAAGATGTATGTAAATCTCCTGACGCAACAGGTAGCCAAGATGCTTACCTATCTAAAGAAGAGAGACAACAGCTAGAAGAATACATACGAGACATGAAGTTTATACCCGGTGGTAGATACTTGTACTACGCAGGTAGACTCAACAAGTTCTTCAACAACTGTTACCTACTCAAAGCTGAAGAAGATACACGAGAAGACTGGGCTAACCTATCATGGAAGTCAGAGAGTTGTCTGATGACAGGTGGTGGTATAGGTGTAGACTACTCTATCTACAGAGGAGAAGGCGCACCAATACAGAGGACAGGTGGCGAAGCATCTGGTCCTATACCTAAGATGAATATGATAAATGAGATTGGGAGAAGGGTGATGCAAGGTGGCAGTAGAAGATCAGCTATCTACGCTAGTCTTAACTGGCGACATCCTGACATAAATAAGTTCTTGGTAGCAAAAGATTGGGCATCAATGCCTGTAGGTAGTACAGGTAAAACTCTCTGGGATATAAAGCAAGAAGACTTTAACTTCCCTGCACCCCTTGACATGACTAATGTCTCAGTTAACTACGATACGGATTGGCTACTTAACTACTACGAAACTGGTGCAGTTGGCCTTACGTTTGAGGCTAATGTTAAACAAGCAATGAAGACAGCCGAACCCGGATTCTCGTTTAACTTCTTTGATAAAGAAAATGAGACACTACGTAATGCTTGTACTGAAGTAACAAGTGCAGACGATAGTGATGTATGTAACTTGGGTTCACTGAACTTTGGACGCATCGAAACTCTTACTGAGCTAAAGGATGTTGTACGTCTAGCCACTATGTTCCTTATCTGTGGGACATTAAAGGCACAGCTACCTTACGATAAGGTGTATAAAGTTAGAGCTAAAAATAGGAGATTAGGTCTAGGCTTTATGGGTGTACACGAGTGGCTCATAAAAAAAGGATATAAATATGAGGTCACTCCTGAGTTACACCAGTGGCTTTCAGTATATAGGGGAGAGTCTGATAAAGTCTCTAAGGAGTTCTCAGAGAAGTTATCTATTACCAAACCAGTAGCGAATAGAGCTATAGCACCTACAGGATCTATCGGCATACTAGCTGGTACATCAACAGGCATTGAGCCTATCTTTGCTGTGGCATATAAGAGGAGATATNNGATAGTGCTGCACAAGAACTCATTGATCTGTACGGTACAGACCCAGAACAAGTAGAGAGTGCGTTAGACTTAGCTTCAGACTACGAAAGAAGGATAAAGTTTCAAGCTGACGTACAAGACTATGTAGACATGAGTATTAGTTCTACAATTAATCTTCCTGCTTGGGGTAGTAAACTCAACAACGAAGATACTGTACGTGACTTTGCTTATACATTAGCAAGCTACGCTCACAGGCTACGTGGGTTTACGTGCTACCCTGATGGCAGTCGTGGTGGTCAGCCTCTTACATCTGTACCTTACAGTGAAGCAGTTGAGAAACTAGGGGAAGAGTTTGATGAACACGTAGAGACTCACGACATATGTGACATCAGTGGTCAAGGAGGTTCATGCGGAGTATGAGTATTATTATAGAGGCAGAACAATACATCAAGAATAAAAAGTATCATCTCATAAAAGGGGTAGCACAAAAGCTAGACCCTTTAGAGGAATACATACAGGATAACATGAGTGATTCTTTAGAGAAAGAAAAAGCTATTGAACGCTTGACAGAGGTATTTATGTGGTGTAAAAGATATACAGATCTTCGTGGGTGAGGGTTGTGTGTGCTGAGAAAAGGGGGAGAGCTTAACGGTTCTCTCTCTTTTTTTTTTA